CTCCTCCTACTCCGCCTACAATAGCGCCTGCTGGTCCTCCAGTAACGTATCCTAACGCTCCGTCAATTACAGCATTCTTTGCTGCTCTTGTAAACCGTTTTTTAAGTGATTTTCTAAAAAAGACTCTTTGTCTCTTTGATTTATTATAACTAGGTCCAGCTTTTCTCTTCATCGGTGGCATTTTTTTATTTTTTTTTAAAAGAAAATTTACGCGTTTTATTAAATTTCAATTATGTTCCATCTATCCGCGCTTAACATTTCCATCGCGGGATGAAAATTTGCAAACACTATCACGTGTGGTACATTAAACCTAACCAATTTACTTTCATATTTCGTTGAATAAAATTGACCATTTTTAAAAGCTTCCATTACGTCATATTGAACAATATCCTGTTTCATTCTTGCAAGGTCAAAGAAAACAACTGGCTCGTATTGGTATCCATAAAAAATGTCAGCGGCTTTTCCTCCAGTAACGTAGTAATTGTTTCTTTCATAATTCCTGGCAAAATACGATTTTCCCTTATTACCAACCCTATCATAATACCAAGTGATAGTACGAGGGTCAGGTACAGTTTCCAACTTTGCGTGTAATTCCGATTGCCATCCATCACGTGGTACAAAATTTTCGCGTTGTACACGTGACTCTTCTACAGCGCGTGTATACGCGTGGACAAACCGAGGGTACATTGCATACGCTTTGCTATGCTCCTCCATCAAGTCAAGGCCTCTTTTTCCTGATTTTATAGACTCTTTTAAGGACTCAAGGTCAGAACGTTCTATTTTTTAGTTAAAAAGCGTGTTTATTAATCGGTTGAAATTATAATTAGTACCTCCACGTGTAACTAGAGTCCCCTTTTCAGTAAAATTGTTTTCTTTTTTACCTGTGAGTTAAAATCCTCGACTTGTATCCTACAGTACTCGCTGGCCATTCTAGGGTGTCCACGTGCTATTTCATAGTGTCCACGTGCTCCAATCAATTGTCTTAATTGAGGTAATCTTAATTTTTTTTTCAATTGAACATAACCCTGTAGGTGAGGGGTTCCTGATTCGCCTATTTCACGTCCATAACATACGTAATTAAAGTGACCATGGTCGAACATTGTATCTAATTTGATTTCATCAGCATCAGTATAATTATTGAGAGTAAACACCCAGTTCTTTGCGGCAGACATTTTACTTTACATTAAAATGTCTGCCTATTTATACTTTTGAAACGCGTGACGTCATGTATCAAAATCAAATTTCCTGCATTTTGATTGGTTGATTTTTGAAACACCGACACGCGTGACCATGACGTCATTTTGACGTCATTGATCCTTTTTGGGTCTAGACTAAAGTCCAGACCGTCACATGTCTTGTGCCATGTGCCAAGGTGGGGGTAATACTGTATCCCCACCTTGGCTAACCTTGGAACAAATTTTCGGAAAATTAGTCACCAAAAAATTTTTGTTTATAACAGAAATTTATTTTTTTCTTATCATTCTATCGGGCATTCTAAGGTGTTGTTTATATCTCACGGGACTCGGCTCTCGGGGTCCCTGCATCCCCGCAAGCGGGGCCCCTTGCACCCTCTCGGACTCGTTTATCGTATAAATATTTTTTTATTAAGTATTTATATCAACTTGTATCGCAATATCATTTGTATAATTTGCATCTTTCTTTCTCGTAGCTGCTACCCAGCAATCCCATTGTACTTCTGTTCTCACAACAACATCAGAAGCTAAGCTACCAATATTTTTTTCCAATTGCATAACACGACATAATCCTTTTTTTGGATTGAATGTCATAGTAGGTTGTAGAGTAGCATAATCACTAGTAAGTATATTAATTAATACTTTTAAAGGTAGTTTAAATTTTTGAGAAATTTTAGATTCAGTTATAGCTCCAGGTTCCAACTCAACCTTACTAGCACTAGTACAATTTAAAAATTGATAAGGATGAGGAGGTTCGGCCGGCTTACTTTTTGTACTATTATCCGGTCCTAAAGTTGTGTACTGTCCATTCAATAAGGCAACATTGATCGTACGATTTGATGTTATACCTTCGTATAAATACAAATCAACCGACGCTGCAGTAGCAGGAGATGTAGTGGGATTTGTTAGTATTTTCCTATTGTTTCGATCAAACAAATTGTTTCCTTTACAATGGTATAATCTCCCAATCAATGGTACATTATTAACATCATCCTGTTCATTGTCAGATGCTACTGTAACAGTTCTATTTTGAACTTTCATTCTTGATTCTAAAATCATATCAATAGACACACGCTGGCAATTTATGATTACAGGTTCATGAAACGATGAAGTTGTAGAAGCTGGTTGATAATACATTTCTTGTAATCTAGTTCTCTCAACTGGTCCATTTATTCTTAATTCATCATTAAAGAATCCATATATCTGTTGTGCAAGTTCATCAAACTGATAAGTAGCATTTGCAGGCAAAACATAACTTTTTGTAAACAACGTATTGGTAGTCCAATCAGCATAATACGTAAATGCTACCGTATCATTTGAATTGTAAAAATATGGTGAACCATACATATTATCTGTAAAATCTTTAATCTGATGTCTACTGAACAATAACTTCACCAACGCCCTAGCGACAGCATAAAGAGTAGATCTTGAAGGCATTGTAGTATGACCAACCCTTACACTTTCAATTTTTGTTTCAGGACCTGCACCTCCTGCTTCCGACGTATGCCTCATCTCTTCGCTCATATGTAACCCTTTAACACATATTCCAAATTTTGTCAACTGACCATCTGCGGTATGGGTTTTCTTTTTAGCAACCTTAAAATCTCCTTTCTTAAACTTTTTTCCGAATTTGCCTTCTATATAAGTACTAACCCTATGTATCTTTTTTCCTTTCACTTTTTTCATAAAACCGGATGCCGCTCCTCCTACTCCGCCTACAATAGCGCCTGCTGGTCCTCCAGTAACGTATCCTAACGCTCCGTCAATTACAGCATTCTTTGCTGCTCTTGTAAACCGTTTTTTAAGTGATTTTCTAAAAAAGA